TAATTGTAACTCATTACCAGAACCATAACTAAAGCAGTTATCCCATCTCAACGTTTGTAGTGTAATCATTGTATGTGCCTATTATGTCTGGTATTTTATCGGGGTTTATTTCAAGAATATAGTTTAGATACTCTACTAGCTCTTCTTGTACGGACATCTCTTTGTCCATGATGAGAGTCGCTTCTGACTTTCTCTTTACTACTTTCTTGTCTAGCAATTCTGAATTTTTTACTTCTGCTAAATCTTGTATATCGCCTTCTATCTCGTAAATAGTATGATCAAACTCGGTTGGAATCATCTCATCTTCATTTGTTACTGTTTTACGAAGTAGCTGTGGTAAGTTAAACTGTTCCCACATCCATTCCCAATTATTCTCATTGATCAATAGATACCCGGTCTTTACCTTTGTTCTATGAAATGATGTAGTCATGGGACTACCTGGGTATACAATATTTCTTTGTGTATTACTGTGAGAGTGTAAGTCTCCTGCGAATACTACAGGGAAATCTTCTAGTAAATCTAGGTCGATCTCTGGTTTAACGTGTGGTGGAATCTCTCCTCGGACATGGGTGAACAAGGGCTGACTCTTATCAAAGTGATCTATAGCACCTTTTCTGTGCAGATCAGCGTAGGGCAGTATGCCGTAGCCTAGATCGTTATCTACATACGATATATCTACTATATTTATAAGAGGGTTAATATCTCTGGATACTTGTTTAAGCTGTGTAAAGAACGTTTTGTTCTTCTTTGTAGCTTCATGGTTCCCATCATAAATAATAGTAGGAATCTTTACTCCACGAATAAACTTGAAGTAAAGTTCCAACTCTTCCATATTCGGTAGACGATCAAAGAGATCGCCACCGATTATGTGCATATTACACTCATTCTCTAACTCATAGATTTGGTCAAAGAACATTTGATAACGGTTTGTAGCCCACTTTACAGGGACGTTTTTCTGCCCCAGCTTTATGTGCCAGTCTGCCGTAAAGAGAATCATCCTACGTTAAACTCTTCGTCAAGTAGTTCGTCATCTGCTTCGTTAGCTGCGCCACGAACACGGTCAAGAAGCTCTTTCTGAGCGTCAGGTGTTGGGCGTGACATTACATCATCCATAGACTTTAGATCAGCAATCAAGTCACGCTCTTCGTCAGTCAATGGACGAGGCTTGCACTTAAGTGCTTGTAGTTGATATTCAACATTGTAAGGTAGTGGCCCGGTCTTTACGCGCTTGAAACAAATGTCCCAACCAGTATCAGGATCAGTAGGATCACCTAGATCTTCAGCAGCAGTAATAATTTGTTCCCACAATTTTTTCTTGAGGTTTACTACTTTTACTTTACCGCCTTCAATGCACTGTGTAGCATAGCTCCACCCGCATTTAAGATCAGGATAGTACTCACGTACCCAGTCTTTGTCTACATTGTTGAATCGTTCGGAATTTCTATCGAAAGATAGACACTCCATTGGAATATTTTTATCGTTCTCGCCTTTAATCCAGTAAACATAGCGTGCAAGAATGTCGCCAACTACGCGCATTTTGTTGTCGCCGTCTACGTATTGAAAGGTGTCGATTGATGATTTTTGGGCTCCGCCCGTTTGTTTGTTAAATGATAATGCCATTAGTGTAAGGTCTCCAAAGTGGCTTCTTCATAGATAAAGGTAATTTCATCCTCTAGTACTATGAGTAGTCTGTTGTCTTTAATGTCATCTAAATCCACAGGACAATGTAGTGGATCTAGCGTCGTTTTGTTTGATGCATAGTAGTCTGACAGGCTTCGTAAAGAAGCAAGTGCATAATACATACATATTTCTTTTTGCTCGTACTTATGAGAATGGTACAGAAGAAACTCTGGATGTACCAGAAAGGAATTGCCTGAAAAGTTTTTCTGTGAGAAAGTATAAATAGGGTCGTATTTATTCTTAGGGATACTGCCCTTTATGAGCATCTCCATAATAAGGTTGCAATTGTAAATGCTACCCGCCGCCGTATCGAATACCTTCTTCCAATCAAATAAGAGCATATATTATACCGAAGTTTAAGTAAGTTGTCAAGAAATATTTTTTTAAAGGTACTTCATGTTCCAGCCTTGTTTCATATAAAATCCTACCCTATTAGAAGCCTGCTTGCGAGCAGTGTTCCCTTTGAGGTGAATATCAATGATGACTGGATCAATCTTACCTTCCTTTTTACGAATTACCCTGCCCACTAGCTGCGTAAGTAAGGGTTCGTTGTTTACAGGTGTACCAAGTATAAGACAGCTTAGCGTGTCTACTGATATACCCTCTGAGAAAATTGCCTGCGTTCCGTAGAGAACCTCTTTATCCCCGTAGAGAATTTCATCTACAAGCGTTTCTCGATCTTCGTGAGATACTTCACCAGTTACACAAATTGCTTTGTCTCCAGTAAGTTCTGCACATCTTTTCAAAAAGCTAACACGATCACTTACTACTAGCACTTTATGCCCTCTTGCGGCGTAGGCCGCGGCAAGCATACTTACTGTATGTTGATACTCTTCATCAGTAGCTAGTTTTGTTACTCTGTTAGCCCAGGGAATCTTTGCACCATCCATAAAACGAATCTCTGAGGGTACAATATGTACTGTAGGGGTCATATAGTTTTCTTTAGGTGGTTTGAAAAGAGTATTACCAAAGTAATCTCTGAACACAACGTGTTTACCGTCCTTTCTTTCTATAGTACCCGATAGACCGATCTTATATCTACAGTAATTTGTATCTAAAAGTTTACTAAAGGTGGGACTACTAACGTGATGCATCTCATCAAGTATGATAGTGCCAAACTCCTTACGAATCTTCTCGATATTGCGGTATAAAGTCTGAGTATTCCCAATCACGATAGGAGCGTCAATTTCAAATCTACCACTGCCTATGATGCCTGGTTCAAAACCATAGACTTTTTTTACTTCTTTTGCCCACTGATTTCGCAGAGGGACAGTGTGGGTAATAACGAGAGTCTTTTGACCTAGCTTGCCTGCGATAGCAAGACCTGTAAATGTCTTACCCCAACTGACCCATGCGTTAATTATACTATTGTCTTCGATCTCATCATAAACCGCTTGCTGACTTGGTCGTAAATCAAACTTAAAGTCAGGAAAGTTCACAGGTTTGTTTACTCGCTTATCAACTATTTCGTAGTGCGACGGTATCAAATCCGTACGTCCTATTGGTAGTGATACTAACCCATTACGAATAATGCCCATATTCTTAATGATCTGAGGCGGATCTAAAGGGTTGTGCGTAGGAATTGAGTACGTGAGCTCTTTGTCGATCTTCTCTTGGAGATCAGCACCGCATTCCATATAAATTCTGTGGCTTATGACTGCCTTCATAGTTCAAGTTCGTTCTTAGCAATAATATAAGTTTTAACAAACTCGGATCGCACAATGTCTTCGACCTCAAATTCTATAAAGGTGAATAGACCCATACGTTTCAATACTTGGAAGAAATCTTTAATACCGTTTCCTCTTAAGTCAGCTTGTCGGAAGTCTCCACAAAATATAACTCTACAGTTTTCACCCATACGAGTGATAATAGAGTCTAGCTCGTGGAATGACATATTTTGACACTCGTCAATAAGAATAACCGCATCTCGTAAAGTAATACCTCGAATAAACGAAGTAGTCATAAACTCTACTAAAGTTTTCTGTTTAAGAATCTCATAAGCATCTCCTCGACCAAATAAGTCGTTTGCAATATCTTTATAAGGCTCTTCATAAACAGAGGCTTTCTCTTTCTCAGTGCCTGGCAGAAACCCAATATCTCTCGTAGGTACTGCACTTCGTATAATTACTAGCTTTTGATAGTCTCCCTTTGCCATATCATCAAATGCTAGATATGAGGATATGAAGGTTTTACCTGTTCCTGCTAGTCCATGCAGTACCAAATTGTTTGTTGCATCAAATGCTTTTAGTTGGTTTCGTGTTAAAGGTTCAATCTCTCTCAGATCAAAGTTTACACCTGATAGAGTTTTACGTCTTTTAGCCATATTATACTTTTCTTCTAGTGTCTTTGAGTTTCTCGGAAGAATACTCATAAAGCATCCACGGTATTCCATGTAGATGCAGAACCCCTGCCCATGTCTGTCCATCTTCGGGAGGGCGTGGTACGGTAAAAGGAGCGTTATGCCCCTTTACCCATATTAGTGTAGCATATTCTTTACGCTCCACTTTCTTAATTTTCATATACTTTAGAGGTGTTAGTTTTGTTTTTTCATAAATGAAAGGCTTGCCCTTACTATCTACAAAGTACTTGGTAGTCTGCTTCATTAATCCGTTTGGAGCAGTTACAGCTTTCTTTAATTCATACTTATCTTTAAAAGGGGTTTGCATACGTCTAGCACCTATGGTACTGCCCATCTGGTTATAGTCGTCTACTAACTGACCATCACAAAATAATAGTCCGTCTGTTGTTTCCCAGTTGCTCGAGTCCATCAAGAAAGCAGGGAATGTGATCTTTGTAAAATCTCTAAAAGTAATTACCATAGTTATTCAGCTAAACCTAACTTTTCATCTGTGTCTAGTATTTGCTGAGATGCTTTCACCCACTTTTCAACTGTAGGATTATAGTCTGTTCTATTTTGAAAGTTATCTACAACCCACTGAGCCATATTCTTACCCTTTCCGTGAGGTGATAGTACCCATATTAAATCTGTATTACTCATGTTTTATCCCTCTCAGCTTGTTCAAAAATTGCATTTGTAATTATAGTAGGTACTATAATAGATAAATGCACCGCTATTGACACAGGAATACTATACCCTAACCAACCCATGTAATAAATGGCAATGATTCCAAAGAACCCGCACCACATTACAAATAATGCCATAAGAAGGTATCCTTGCATTACAGGATCGGGTATAAACCTTAGAGGGTTGTATCTTAAATCCATTATACTACGATATATTTCAACTATTCTTTCTCCCATATTACTCTCCTGTTTCTAGTTGTTCGCCGTACATTTTATCAAACTTACCGCCAGAATAATCTTCATGAACAATCTCAAAGTCACAACCTACTGGAGCGCCAGGAATAGACAATCCTCTATCCATTTGTATGTACTCTGCGAGTTTTTGCATATACTCTTCTACTTCCTCTTCTGGTACTTCTGCAAGGATTGAATCGTGTACAAGTGCAAAGATACGAGCCTTTTTGTTATTGGCTTTGATCCATGCGTTCATGTCAATAGCACCTAAGAGGTTAATATCAGAAGCAGCAGACTGCACCAGAAAATTAAGACCAGACCTAATGCTATGACTCTGGATGCCTTTGTCTGTCGAAGCGACATTTGGTAATCTCCTTTTTCTT